GGTGGTTGGCTCGCTGGTGACCTACAACGCGACGACCTACCAGACCACCCTGTCGGCCAATACGGCCAACCAGGCGACCCCGGTGGCCGTTGCAATGTCGGCCAACACCGCCGGTCTGTTCGGCTGGTATCAGATTGGCGGCCTCGCGGTTGTCAAGAAGACTGCCGTTGCCGTCAACGCCCAGGTTCCCGTTTACCAGTCTGCCACTGTGGGCCGCGTTATGCCCACCGCTGCGTCTGGCAAGCAGGTTCTGGGCGCTCGCTCTGCCAACCTTGCCACTGTGGCTTCGGGTGTTTCGACTGTTATCGTGTCGATCAACCGTCCGCATTTGCAGGGTGCCGTTGCCTAATGATCGTACCGTCTAATTTAGATGATACGATTCCTATCGTGTGCAACACGGAGGATCACGAGATTTTCGGCAACATAACTGCTGCCGTTGCTCGTGATCTTCCGTGGTTGCAGCTTTCTGAGCCGCACGACGGGGTAGCTGTGATTGTGGGGGGCGGGCCTTCTATGAAGCCCCTGCTCCCCATGATTGCCGGTCATAAGGCGGCTGGACAGGCAATTTTTGCCGTAAATGGCACAATTTCGACCCTAGCCAGCGTTGATGTGACCCCGGACTATTTTGTGCTTTTGGACGCCAGAAGCCACAATAAGGGCTTTATTCACCCGAATAAGGCCACCAAGTACCTGATCGCGTCCCAATGCAGCCAGGGCGTTTTTGACGCCCTAGACGGCCATGATGTCACCCTGTGGCATCCGGCCTACCCCGGCATTCAGGACTATATTGGTGACCGCCTGTGCGCCCTGATCGGCGGCGGGACCACTGTGGGCCTCCAAGCCATGAGCATCGCCTTTGCCATGGGTTATCGGCATATCCACCTGTACGGCTTTGATTCCAGCTATTCCAAGGCTGGCGACGGCCATGCCTATGAGCAAGCGGCCAATGCCGCCGACCCCCGCGAAAGCTATTGGGTGGGCGGCAAGGAATACATCTCGACCCCTTGGATGGCCCGCCAAGCCATGGAGTTTCAGACCGCCGCCCAGCAGCTTGCGGACGAAGACGCGGTTATCCAGGTCCACGGCCACGGGCTGCTTCCGGCCATCGCCAAAGCCATGTCTGAGCCGCCCCCGGCCATGTCAGAAGTCCAGAAATACGAAGCCATGTGGCAGACCCCGCTTTACCGGGAAGTCGCCCCCGGCGAGTCGTTTGCGGAGCATTTTATCGAAATTGCCGACCCCAAGCTGACGGATGTGATCGTTGATTTTGGCTGCGGCACGGGCAGGGGCGGCAAGAAAATTGCCGATCTGAAGGCAATAATCTGCCCTTTACGGTGGCTGACCTAACCAAGCCTATCGGTGTCAGCGGCAATATTGGCTACTGCACGGACGTTATGGAGCATATCCCGCCGGGGGATGTGCCTGATGTTATTCAAAATATCATGAATTGCGTCGATAGCTGCTATTTCAAAATAGCCCTATTTGACGATAGTATGGGAAAGCTGATCGGTCACCCGCTTCATCTCTCCGTTTTTCCCAGCGAATGGTGGCAAGAGAAATTTTCCGCTTATCACATTGAGTACGAGCATTCGGATAATGGCGATGCCTGTCCGTATGCCACGTTTTACGTTCAAAACCCTAAATAAAGGACCAAATCATGGCTATTCCTTCACGCATCCTGGCCTCTGGCAATTCCCCGCTGGCGACCATTTCCATCGCTGGCGACGGCGCGACTGGTCTTGTTGCGGTTGGCACCAATCAGGCGACTGCTCTGCAACTTTCGGCTGTTTTTAATGCCATTACCACATCGTCAGCCTCTACTGGATTGAAGCTGCCGCCCTGCGAAGCTGGCGCGGTTGTCTTTATCTATAATCTGAGCGGTCAGACGCTGCAGATTTACACCAACGAAACCAGCGGCGTCACCATGAATGCCGCCGTTGCTGGCTCGACTGGTGTTGCTCTGGGCAATACCAAGACTGCAATCTGCTTTGGCACTTCCGCCACCACCTGGGCTGTTACTGCGGCCCTGTCTTCCACATAAGGAGTAATTTATGCCTTTGGATAGCGATATTGCTAACGCCGATGCTCACCTGCACGTTGAGTTCTATGTGCATGACAAGGCCCCCTTCAAGGATGTGCCTTTTGTGAGGATTATGGTGCCTGGCGATAAGACTAACATCATTGAGCAGCCCGTTCGGGAATATCACAAGGAACGGTTTATTCGTCAGTGGCTTTATTTCCAGTCCAAGAACGACGACGGCCAGATTATCGGCACAAAGTTGACCGATTGGAACAATGACGCCCCCGGCGATCTCAACGATCACCAGATGGCAGAATTGCAGATTCTGAAGTTCCAGACCGTCGAGCAGGTTGCGACGGCTACGGACGCCCAATTGCAGCGTATTGGCATGGGTGCCGTCGGACTTCGCGAACGCGCAAGGGCTTACCTTACGCAGAAGAATCATTCCGAAAGTAGTTCTGAATTGGCAAAGACCCGTAGCGAATTGGATGAGCTGAAAGCCCAAATGGCTTTGCTCATGTCCCAGCGCAAGCCGGGGCGGCCACGCAAGGAAGATGTAGATGTCCAGTACGACGATGCTTCAGTTGGTGCAGCAGGTCACCAATGAACTAGGCGTCCCTACACCGGCAACGGTGGCGGGTAACACGAACCAAGACGTTACGCAGATTCTGGCGCTTATGAACGCCAGCGGTTACGAGCTTCTGCGTAAAGCTGATTGGCGTGAACTGAGCAAGCCGCACAGCTTCTTTACGGAATACACGACAACGACGGGTAATTACACGACGACGACCCTGACCATCACCGGCATCCCGTCCACTGCCGGGTTGGACACTACATATATGGTTGTTGGCACCGGGTTTCCCAATGCCACCTTTATTAGCAGCGTAGATTCCGCCACTCAGGTTACTGTTTCGCAGTATTCTGCCCAGGCTGTGACCGGCGGCACGATCTATTTCCAGAAGGTCAAATACGACCTGCCCAGCGATTACGACAGCATCGTGCCGCGTACTCAGTGGGACAAGAGCAAGCATTGGGAAATGCTTGGCCCCGAAAGCGCCCAGCAGTGGGAATGGCGACTGCGCGGCTTTATCAGCACAGGCCCGCGTATCCGCTGGCGTCTGTATGGCAGTTACTTCCAGATTTGGCCGGGTAACTCGACTAACGAGTATCTGGGTTTCGAGTATCGCAGCAAGGGTTGGGCTAATGCCGCTAACGGCACTGTACAGAATAGCTTTACGGCTGACAGCGATACTTGCATCTACCCTGACCGTCTTATGGTCCTGTCAACTAAGCTGAAATATTTCCAGGCCAAGGGCTTTGATACTACGGCGCTTTACCGCGATTATCTGCAAGAGTTTGAGACTTCCGTTGCCCAGGATACGTCGGCGGCCAACCTGTCGTTTGCCCCGCGCCCTGGCACCGTTCTGATTGGCTGGGACAACATACCGGATACCGGATATGGCAATTAGCCCACGCGCCATGGTTCAGGGTACAGCGGCTCAAGTGCAGTCGCTGCCCGCCCCGTTGGGCGGTTGGAACGCGCGTGACAGCCTTGCCAATATGGAGCCTACGGACGCGGTAACGCTAATCAATATGTTCCCGACTGTCAGCAACCTGACCATGCGCGGCGGATACATCAAACACGCCACCGGCCTTGATGGTAATGCCCAGACCATCATGGTTTACAATTATGGCAACAATTCCAAGATGTTCGCCGCTACCAGCACCGGCAAAATCTATGACACAACGTCGTCTGGCGCTGTTGGTTCTCCCGTTGTCACCGGCCTGACCAACGGCATTTGGGAATACACGAATATCACCACCACTGGCGGCAGTTACCTGTATGCGGTCAACGGCGTAGACAAGCCCTTGCTGTACAATGGCTCCACTTGGACGCCGATTGACGGAGCCTCCACCCCGGCCATTACCGGCGTGACGACCACCACCCTGGTCAACATCACGCTTTTCAAAAACCGCCTTTGGTTTATTGAAAAAAACACCCTGAAGGCGTGGTATTTGCCAACTAGTTCTGTTGGCGGCGCGGCGCAGTATCTTGACCTAAGTTCGATCTGCAAATACGGCGGCCATTTGGTCGATCTGGACACTTGGACGCTTGATGCCGGTTACGGTGTTGACGACAATCTGGCGTTTATCACCAGCACGGGCGAAGTCGTAGTTTATCGCGGCACAGACCCGGCAAGCGCCGCCACTTGGGCCTTGATCGGCGTCTGGAAGCTGGGTTCGCCGGTTGGAACGCGGGCCATGCTCAAGTGGGGCGGCGACCTGCTGATCCTGACCTATGACGGCCTGATGCCCATGGCCGCGTCCCTGCAATCCAGCCGCTTGGACCCCCGTGTGGCCCTGTCGGACAAGATTCAAGGTGCTATTACGGCGGCTACGACAACGTATGGCGGCGATCACGCCTCAGTCGGTTGGCAGGTCGTTTATACGGCAAAGCACAATGCGGTCTGGATCAACATTCCGATAGCGGACGGCCAGCAAGAGCAATATGTGATGAATACCATCACAAAGTCTTGGGCGCAGTTTACCGGCTGGGCGGCGTTTTGTTGGGCCATTTACGAAGACGACCCCTATTTTGGCGGGGCTGGCTATGTCGGCAAGGCTTGGGACGACGGGTATATCGACGACACAAACAATATCGTCACGAGTACGCTCCAGGCATTTAACTACATGGGGGCGCGAGGCGTTAAGAAGTATTTTACACGCGCCCGCCCTAGCATTTTCAGCAACGGCGCACCGGCTATTGGCGTCGGTATGAACATTGATTTTGATACGTCCGACACTACTGCCCCAGTTAATTTCTCCCCGACTAGCTCGGCTAGGTGGGACGTTTCCACATGGGATTCCGGTCTTTGGGGCGCAGGGCTGACGATCCAGAACACATGGCTTGGCATTACAGGCATTGGCTTTTGCGGCGGTCTTCAGATGAAAACGGCCAGCAGCGGCTTGGAAATTCAATGGGCTTCGACAGATGTGGTGTATCAGACCGGATGGGCTGGCGTATAGTTAGCGGCCCAGAAGTGGGCTATTGGACGGCAAGCAAGATGAATGGGTCTTTTAGCAGTGAAAATAGCACGGCTATTGGGCTTGAAAGGAACGGAGAGTTAGTAGCCGGGATTATGTACGAAAACTGGAATGGTCGTTCAATTATGGCTCATATTGCCACCGGGCAGATTAACAGGTCGTATATAGGGGCTATTTTTAGGTACGCTTACGTCACTTGCGGGGTTGAAAAGGCCATTGTTCCAGTAAGTAGCGCAAACGCCAAGAGCATTAAGTTTGTAGAGAAATTAGGATTTACAGAAGAAGCAAGGATTACAGACGCAGCACCGGACGGCGATGTTATCGTGTACACGCTGAAAAAGTCTGATTGTAGGTATTTAGGAGAACGATATGGGTAAGCCATCAGCACCGCCGCCGCCCGATTATGCGGGCGCAGCTAGAGAGCAGGGCGTAGCCAACCAGGCGGCTGCCCGCCAGACGGCTGTTCTGAGCAACCCCAACATCATCAGCCCGTATGGCAATCAGACGGTTAGCTACGACATGGCTAGCGGTTTTGATGGCACACCGCAGCCGACAATTACCCAGACCCTGACGCCGGAGGCCCAGGCTACGCTTGAGGCCCAGCAGCGCGTCCAGCGGTCTTTGGCGGGTCTTGGCGAACAGGCTACTGGAACCGCCCAGCGGATCATGGGTACGCCTTTCCAGTATACCGGGCCGGATATTCAGACTTCTATCGGCCCGCAGGTTGCGCCTAATTACGGCCCTGCTGCCGGGGAATACGGCATGGCGGGCGGGTTTAACGCCGATCCATACGGCAACCTGAAGACCAGCGCGGATTTGTCAGGCGTTGCCAAAATGCCGGTCAACGCCGGAATGACCGGCCAGCAAGCCATTATGAGCCGCCTTGAGCCTCAATTGGAGAGGCGGGCGGCTGCGCTGCGCCAGAACCTTGCTAATCAGGGTAATACGCTGGGTTCTGAGGCTTACAAAAACGCTATGCTAGATGAGGCACAGGCCCAGAACGACCTGTTAAGCCAAGCTGCCCTGCAAGGCATTGGCCTTGACATGAG